GTCACATCGCGCCCTGTAATGATTGTTGTACTCATTGGGTCTCCTATGCGGTTTGCTCGTAGCGGACGCTCAAGCGGATATCGGATACCAACAGGGTTGTTGTTCCGACTTCTGTTACCGATGGTCTTTCAACCACCGACAGTTCATACTTGGAAGCGTTTAACTTTCCAAGAATACTCATAACTAATTGCTCTAAATTATCGAGAGCTGCTGCGTTGGAAAAATAAGCGACACAAGCGGTAATTGTGTAATTTAGTTTAACTCGGGTAGTCGCTTTACCTATTACTTCTAATTCCATATAAGGAGAATCAGGGACAATAACTACCGCAGGAGCTATAACAGTTTCGGGCACTGAGTCATAAACGTTGGCCGTGACTGTGCTTAGTGCAGTCTTTATTGATCCGCGTATATCTGTTGAGATGGGCATTATCCCACCATCGCGCTAGTGTCCAAATATGGACCAAGCAAGCCAGTTACCTTAGCAAGTAAATTCTTAGAAAGTCTGTATGGGCTAACTGCGAAATCAACGCCCTCGATTGCGCCACCCGCTGCGGTTCTGGCTTGAAAGATTTCTACTGAAATGCTCAAGATTGCAGCTTCAACGGCTGAATTGCCAACATAGGTAGAAGCTCCGGATAGCACTGCAAGGCCAGCTGGAATTACATTAAATTGTTTAACGTCATCGCCTTGAAGGGCTACGGTAAATTCTGTGTTTTCTAAAGTGTAAGCAAAAGTAGCTGGGTAAGGATATGAAGGGAAAGTGAAATAGTAAGAAGGTCCGGTGTCTGTGACGGTGTGAGTGCCATTAAAAGTTGCATTAACACCAGTAACTATTACAGATTGACCAACGCTAAAAGGATGAGCCCCAGCAGTTGAGAAGATAGCAAAATCATCGACTCGCTCAACCTTTGAGATTCTTACTGAGTAAGAAACTAGCATAGGGAGCGTTATCGCTTCAGCGGCATCGATTATGTCATTTAGATAAGCATCGTCATATAGGGATGACGAGACGCCAAGAATCGTCCTCAGCTGCGTGGCAGTGACTATTGTTGGCATCTCGTTATCCTTTCAAGCTAATTAGGTGAGCGGCCAGCTCGGGAGCGGACTGGCCGTCACTATTTGAGTTTTACTAAGCTACTTTCCAGTTATACGCACCAGCAGCGACCTTAGTAGCTACTGCTCCGTAACCATAGTAAGCAACCTTAATCTGGCCAGTGCCGACTAGCTGAGTCTCTAGACGATAGCGAGATGATTCGAACCACTGATAAGCGGAAGGCTCAACAACGATTAGAGTGTCATCGCCAACACCAGAACCAAGTCCGCGATCTACATAAAAATCTAGACCTAGAACGTTTCCGCGAATGGATGAAGGAGAAACTCCGCCGCCGCGATTCTGTGGATTAATTAGGTTGGTGTATAAAGGCAAGTTATTTCCATCAACAAGGTTCATAATTGCGCCCCATTGTCCGGTGGAAGCAATAATGTTACGAGCGAACTTCTTTGTACCGTTGAAGATTGAAACTGCGGCATCTGATACGAAGTCTTGGAAATTAACGTTTGACATTGTGCGGTTTCCGCCATCGGTTCCACCAGCAATTAACGCGTTTAGAACTGCGTTGTTTGTGGCGTAAGCGTATTGATCCTCCATAAGGCGTACCAATTCGTCAAAAAAGACGGGCGAAGATCTGTCGAGGAGTTCGACCGAAAATGTTTGTCCCCCGGCGAATTTCTTGACATCAACAGTTACGAAAGCGGTTGTCATTCCGGTCTCATCGATTGTCGCTTCTTCAGCTTCGATTGCTACTGAAGGTGCGCCAGTGATTTTTGGAATTTCAAAAGTCATTCCTGCATCCGGTAGAACGCCAGTAGAGATTGCATCAATAGCTGGACGGTCTGCATTTGTTAGTGGATTGATTACCTCGGTTAGCTGACGGGTTGGAATCAAGCCAGCGTTGTTTGAGGTTGTGTCATCAGCAGCTAGAACGTACTGACGAGCAGCATCATCGTTAAGAACTTTTGCGCGAACGCTGTTCTCAAGATACTTCGCCTTTGTGAACTCAAGGCGAGGAGTGGTGAAGAACGCTGGACGTGGCGCAGCGGCTTCAACCTTGGCAGCTTCTACCGTTTCTTCGGCAGGAGCTGGAACGGTAGTGTCTGACACTTGTTCTCCTTCGGTTGGTTTGTCCTCTTCGGCGGTTGCCGGAGCGGAATCTTCTTCTTTTGGCGCTTCATTCTCAGAAGCTGCGACTTCGCTAACGCGAGCTGAGTCGATTGCAGGATCAGTTACTAAAGAAACTTCATCTAGGGTTGCGCTGGTGATTTTCATTACGCCTGAAGCATTAACCCATTCATTTATTTGAGCGCCAACGCTAAAGCCATCCCTTAATCCTTCAGTGGCCTCGATTAAGGCATCTTCTCCGGCCATAGTGTTAGCGATTTTGAACGTAGCAACAATTCCGTTCTTTGTTACTTCGTGAGACATCATTTTGCCAATAGGACGGGTCCGGTCGTGCTCTAGTAACAATTTGACTGGCTTAATTTCAATTGAGTCAGCTGCGAAAACAGTTGGCCCTACTGAAGTGTTGCCTTGCTCGTTCCAAGTAACAATAGTCCCGCTAATTGTGCGCTTTACTGTGTCTGCCGCTAGGACAGTCATCGGCATATTAATTCTCATTTGGAATTAAGTCCTCTTCTCTTTGAATCTGCTCGACACTCATCGCACCGATGCGGTTTAAGATTTCATAAACTTGAGCGCGCTCTAAAGCATTACCGCGCAAGAAGTCATCTAGGGCAAATCTGACCATCACTGGATTCGGCACAAAGTCCGGCAGTGAAAGTCTTTCCTCAATCGCCTTTAGTATTGGACGAAGTGAGAAATCAACAAGTGAGCGCCGTTCGCTAACCGCGTTGCTATATGTCATTGAAGTAGATTCGGCGCTCAAGAAGTAAGCAGGGATGCCACAAGCGCGAGCAAGCTCTAACGCAACGTATTGGCGAGCCTCTGCAAGCTGCAAGGACTTAGGATCAAAGCCAAACTCTTTCAAATCTACATCTGCGTTCAAGAAAGCGGTTGAACGAGATTGACGAGCGGTTCTCCAAGCACTGAGTAATGAATTGACGCGCTCAGCAGTTAAATTAGTGCCATTGGATTTCAAAATCATTGAAGGAGCAGGTTCTTTAGCATAATTGACTGCTGCGTTTTCTAAATAGACTGCAGCTGCAATTGTTTTACCTGCGCGGTGAAGCAATCCTTCATCTGGGCCATCAAATCGAATAATTGAACCTACACCAGTCATCGGAACAGCCACACCATCGACTTTATATCCGGTTATTTCTGTTGTCTTAAAATTAGTTTCGACTGTAACTCTGTCTGGTGATACGCGAGTCCAGGCTCTAACGCGACCGCCATCTGTTGCCGAATACATTTCCAAAACTTGACCATAACCAGAACCAAATAACCAAATATCTTCGGCAAGCCAGTTATAGATAACAAAGCCTGCGACTCTTGGGTCTGGTTGATTAATAACGCGATGCGGATCTACATATTGTCCGGTGATTCGATTAAATGTTGTTAAAGGTAGTGAGCCAATAGTTCCGCAGATAATATTGCGAGCGCGGGCAACTGATGGAACGCTCATAGCTAACTGGCGGGTCGCATTTGTTGGCCCGCCTAGAATGTTATAAACCTGATCCGAAATCTGAATAGGAGTTAAGGCAGCAGTAACGTCTGTAACTGTTTGAGGTGTTGCGGCTTTTACTTCTGGAAAGAAGAAATCTCTAATAGCACCCATTTGTCTAAATTGTAAGGGTTCTGTGCTACAAGATAACTATATCAACGCCGTCATTTGCTTTAGTGGCGTAATGAGTAGCCATAGCCGAAGCCACCGCCCCACAGATAATCGCATTAGATACTTTACGCCCCATTACCCAGCCGCCATCGCCGAAAGGGAGCTTAACGGCGGCTAGGCATTGGCGGGTCAGCTCTTCTTGTCCGGAATGAGCCAACCGCTGAGATGAAATCGCTCCAAGCAACTCATCGCAGCTTTGCGCATAGTCAAGACCATCAATAGGTTCAGTTCGGATTCCCGCAGGGGCTAACCGCGCACCTACCGCGGATGCTGTTCTAGCAGAATAAGCAACAAGCTGGACAGGATACTTACGCACCCAGTCCGCCAAATCATTAGCCAACGATTTATCATCGAGGTTTTGTGGATTGTGCCAAGTTTGTAGCAAGATAACTTGAAATCTATCGCCCTCAAGTTTCTGGCTAGCCACTAAAGCTGCTTGTTTCCTATCCGGACTAAGATCGATAGCCAACCAAGTATCAGCCTCAGGGTTGAGCCGAAGTCCCTCAACTTGGCAAGCTTCCCATTGGGACGGATTGATAACTGGGTTTATGGTATCGACCCATTGACATAAAACTTCGGTTCGAACAATATCTTCGGGGTCTGACAGTACGGCTCGGATATTGTCCGGATGAACTGTGTGACCAAGTGACGGGTTAGCCTGGCAGACGCCTAGCCAAAAGTCTGGCGAGTTATCGAATTTGATGCCGTTAGGTGCTGACCATTCAAACCAACCAATGTCATCTGACCCGCCGTGAATAGCAGCTAAAGCTCTTTCTCTTAACTTGTTTAACACTATTGAGTGCTGATCCCCAGCATTTGAATAAACCCATATTTGAGGATTTGGGCTAGCCATTTGGGTATATCGCAAGGCTGACCAGACATCCTCATCTTTATATTCGCGAGCCTCGTCTAGGTGAATGGTTTCAGGAGCGGCAATACCTCGACCAGCTGAGTTATTAGCTCTTACGATATATCGGCGGCCTTCGGTAAATTGTAATTCTTGAAATCCTTTAGATTCCAGCTTTTTAGTAAATTCGGCAGCTAGCCGGGGAGTTTGCTCGATAATTCCATAAATCTTATAAAACAACTCAGCCGAGGTTGTAAGCTTGTGGGCGGTATGGACTTGAAGCTTTTCCTTTAGGACGTAAATTCTAAACAATATCTGGAGAGCCATAAAGGTTGATTTGCCCTGTTGTCGCGCACAAAGCAAGGTGACTACTGGGTGAGCCCATCGGCCGTCTGGCTTGTACTTTAGCGAGTGATGAGCCAGCCATTGTTGCCACGGCAGCAACTCAAAGCCAATCTCCTCGCAAAACTTAATCATAGCCTCGCCGTGAGAGGGTAAATCGGTAAGTTTTGTGTGAATACGAGGATTTGGCACACCTCGGTAAGCCGATTCGTCCCTAACTCGGGCAATCTCGGTCGATTCACTCATAAAAATCCATTTTACTCAAAATAGTGCCTCGCCGAGCCATTTTCAGGGAAAATCTTCCCAATGGGG